AATAGGCGTTGAGCTTGGGGTGGACGCGAGTTCGAGTCTCGCCGTCTCCATAGTTGTTGTGATATACTTAATCAGATATCTGTACCCATATCGAGGATGAGAGGATGCCGAACATCGGTGGAAAGAAGTTTCCGTACACACCCGCTGGCATGGATGCGGCTCGCGAAGTTCTTGGTGCTCAGGTTAGTGATCAGGAGAGACGAGCAATAGAACGTGCGGAGCTAGGTGCAGCCGTTACTAGACCAGAAAGAAAAAAGCTTCGTCGTATGCTAGGAATGACTAGGCGGCCAACCAGGGCAGGAACTAGTCGTTACGGTGACGTAGAAGTTTAATGATGAGGCTGGCAGCAGGAGTTCTTATCCTACTGATAGCCCTTGCCTGTTCAGCCAGCATGAGCAACTGTTGGTATGGCAACGAAAGTGTCGTCTGTTATAACAACGGGAAGTATGTAGATGCCGTATCGTTTGAAGGGTAAGTCTGTGCAAGTAGAGCGTAGTAATGGAATCTGGCGTACCATAAAAACGCATAAGACTTTGAAGATGGCACAAAAGCACTTGAAAGCACTCAGGATCAATACAGGTAAATAAATGGCTGGTTTATTAGAAACTGAAAGAGTAGAAACTCCTGTCGAAGTTGCATCAGAAACTCCAGATCCAGAAGATCCTAGGTTTAAAGCAGCCAGAGAATTGATTATCAGGTTTGAGGGTTTTCAGCCTTCAGGAACCTTAGATGTAACACCTGGTCGACCTATATCAGAAAATGAATACAGGGCTGGCTATGGAAGTGATACGCAAACACTTGAAGACGGTACTGTTGTGCGAGTCAAAGAAGGAATGCCGTATTCAAGAGAAGATGCAGAAAGAGATATCAACAGACGCTTAACTAACGAATTTATTCCTGCCGCAGAACGAGTCTTCGGCGAAGATGCGATGGCGATCCTGCCTTCGGCAGCATACGCAGCCATTATATCAATGGCGTATAATTACGGAGAAGGTAATCTTCGACAGCTTACCAGGTTAAAAGAAGCTGTAAGAGAAGCTGATCTAAATCAGATTGCAGACGTAATTGAAAGTTACGCAGACCAGAATGAAGGCGTTAACAGACATAGGCGTATGGAAGAAGCTGCTACTGTCAGGAATTCACTAACTGAAGCCATAGCACGGTATACTGAAACCGCAAACGAAATGGAAGAAGAAGAGTGGCAAGGTATTCCTTACGCACTTCCTGAAGGCAGACAAGAAAGAAGAAAAAGACCTGGGGTGCCAGCTGGTCTTTTGCGAGCAGCAGGTTCTGGGGGAGTAAGGTCTTCGCTTGACCCTCTATCGCCACTTGAAGGCTTGTCAGGCTTGGGAAGCTTGCTAACGCAGGAATAATGCTAGAGCCTATTTCAAAGACAAGCTCTCTCCCTGCAATATCCGTAGGGTTTGCAATAACAATTCTTATTGCGACATGGGTAGCAGGTGCAAGATTTGAAGGAATGGAACGTGCGGACTCTCAGGCAATTGTTCTTATTCAAGACGTTGCAGATCGTCAAAAGAAATACATTGGAACAGCAGGTCTGCTTACAGAGCAAATATCAGAACTACAAGAACAGGTTGTAGCTCTTGATAGAGAATTGGCATTATTAAAAGTGCGTCTTGATTTAGAAGAGCGATGACAGATTGCCCTAGGTGTGGATGCGAAAGAACAAACGACGAACAGTTTTGTTTGTATTGCCAGTGGGATTTTACACAAGGGTGGAAAGTCTGTGATGTTTGTGGCGTAACCATAAAATATCAAATTGATGGTTGTGCAACTTGCACAAACAATAAGGACAATCTGATTGATATGAGTGCAAATGGATTTTGAAAAACTCATACTTGAGTGCCGAAAAAACCCTACACTTTTTGTCACTGAACTTTTAAACGCAGAGCCAGATGAGTGGCAGTCCTCAGTCATGGCTGCTGTTGCAAAAGGTGACAGAGGGGTATCGATACGCTCAGGGCACGGTGTCGGAAAAACATCTGTCTTATCCTGGTTGGCCCTGTGGTGGATATCGTCGCATCATCATGCAAAAGTAGTAATTACTGCCCCTACGTCCGCCCAGTTACATGACGCATTGCTACCTGAAGCTAAAGCCTGGTTAAAACAATCAAGTATTAAAGCGTTTACAGAAATGTTTACGGTTAAGGCTGACCGTATTGAGTTTGCTCCAGATCCAGAACGCAACTTTATATCAGCTAGAACATCCAGGGCTGAACAACCCGATGCACTTCAGGGCGTACACGCTGAACACGTTCTTCTGATTTGCGACGAAGCTAGTGGTGTACCAGAACAGGTGTATGAAGCAGCTGGCGGCAGCATGAGTGCTCTTCATGCTACTATGGTGTTAGCTGGAAACCCTGTTAGAAGTTCTGGATATTTTTACGACACGTTTCATAAACTATCTGATCGTTGGACAAATTTTCATGTGTCTTGCGAAACAACAAAACGTGTATCGGATCAATACATTGAAGAATGCAGAATGCGATATGGTGAAGAGTCAAACACCTATCGCGTTCGCGTTTTGGGCGAATTTCCTAAAGGCGACGATGACACAGTCATTAGCATGGACTTAACAGAAAGTGCAATCAGTAGGGATGTTATGCCTAGCCAATTTGGCTCAATTGTGTGGGGTGTAGACGTTGCACGTTTTGGGGCAGACGCTTCTGCATTGTGCAAAAGAAAAGGAAATGCTGTTACTGAGCCTGTACGATTGTGGCGTGGATTGGATACAATGCAATTAACAGGTGCAATCAAAGCTGAGTATGATTCAGCTGTAGAGCGGCCAGAAGAAATATTTGTAGATGCAATTGGTTTAGGTGCTGGTGTTGCTGACAGGCTTAGAGAGTTAGGTCTACCAGCCTACGCAATAAATGTTAGTGAAAGTCCTGCACTTGGAGACACATACCTTAACCTTAGAGCAGAATTGTGGTATAAAGCTAAAGCGTGGCTAGAAGGTAGAGATGTTCGCTTACCAAGAGATGATCGGTTAAAATCAGAATTAACAACATTGCGTTATACCTATACATCTAGCGGAAAGGTAAAAATAGAGTCCAAGGCTGATTTAAAAAAACGTGGGGTTTCTAGCCCTGACGCAGCAGATGCATTTGTATTGACCTTTGCTTCAGATGCTGGTACTGCTATAGGTGGCAGATCAAGAAGAAGGTCTGGTAAGTTAAGGCGAGATTTAGCAGGAATTGTCTAGGGGGTTCGGCTGTTATTGGCGTACCAGCCTAACTTAAACAAACAAAGGTGTCTCCCTCCGCACGGGTGTTGCCCCTAGATCTTGTTGAACATTGGATTAGATGCACATAGGTTTTAAGGGTATACCTTAACAGAGTGGTACACGTTGGCTTATATAGACGAAGCGGAAACTGAAGCTGGTGTCGGGATGGACGAAACCGAACTTCAAACCAGAGTTCGGTCGTACATCGAAGACGCTATTCAGTTTATTGACGATGACATTAGTCCAATTAGAGCAGAGTCAACTCGCTATTACAACGGCGACCCATTTGGAAATGAAGTAGACGGCAGGAGTCAGGTAGTAAGCAGAGACGTTCGAGATAGCGTCCAGGCAATTTTGCCGTCTATGATGAGAGTCTTTTTTGGGGCCGAAAATGTAGTAGAATTTGTTCCGAGAGGACCAGAGGATGTAGCAGCAGCAGATCAGGCAACTGATTACGTCAATTATATACTTCGAGAAGACAATGATGCCGTAGGTGTTTTTTACAGTGTGTTTAAAGACGCTTTAATTAACAAAGGTGGAATTGTAAAATGGTTCTGGGATGACTCCGTAGAGGTCCACACATACAACTTTGAAGGTCTTGACCAAGCAACATTAGGACTAATGCTTGAAGAAGGAGACGTTCAAGCTGTTTCTGTTGAAGGTGTCCCAGACCCAAACATACCTGAAGAACAGATAGAAATGATGATGGCTCAAGGTATCGAGCCACCAATGATTTATGATGTAGAAATCAAACGGGAACGGGCCGCAAACAAAGTTCGTATTGAAACGATGCCGCCCGAAGAGTTTTTTGTAGACGCAAACGCCACCAGCCTTGAAGATGCTATGGTCGTCGGACATCGGACGATGGCTACTGTTAGTGATTTAGTAGCAATGGGCTACGACAAAGATATGCTGGATGAATACTTGTCGGATGAAACTGCATTTATTGATAACGAAGAATATTGGGCACGTTATCCAGATAGAAGCTCACCAGGTCCGATTAGTGCATATAACGAACGAAGGGTTTTATATGTAGAAGCGTGGTGCAAGCTAGACTATGACGGGGACGGTATTGCAGAGTTAAGGCGTGTATGCACTGTCGGTAATGGCTATCACGTTGTTAACAATGAACCAACAAGCACTATTCCATTTGCAGTGTTTGCTTGCGATCCAGAGCCTCATGTGTTTTTTGGTTCTGATGTCGCAGATATGACCAAAGACATACAGCGAGTTAAGTCAGCAGTCCTTCGCGGTATGCTCGACTCTCTGTCCTTTGCCTTGTATCCACGAACAGGTATTGTTGAAGGTCAGGTAGACATTGACGATGTGCTAAATCCTGAAGTCGGGTCAATTATCAGGATGAGGGCACCAGGCATGGTTCAGCAGTTGAATGTGCCGTTCCTTGGCCGCGAAGCATTTCCGATGATGGAATACCTGGATGCTATGAAAGAAACCAGGACAGGCCAGACAGGTGCATCGCAAGGATTAGATCCAGATGTATTGCAATCAACTACAAGAGCAGCTGTAAGTGCAACCATAAGAGGTGCAGAACAGCGGCTAGAAATGATGGCACGGTTGTTTGCAGAAACAGGTTTTAAACCAATGTTTAAAGGGCTGTTGCGTTTAATCATTGAAAACCAAGACAAAGAACGCATGGTCCGTTTACGAAACGAGTGGGTTCCTATAGATCCTAGGGTGTGGGACTCTACAATGGATGTTTCGACAAATGTAGGTCTTGGTTCAGGTATGACAGATGAACGTCTAAATGCATTAAATCAAATTGCTTCTAGGCAAGAACAAATTATGCAACAAATGGGACCAAGTAACCCATTGGTTGGATTAGGACAATTGCGTCATACCTACGCAAAAATGCTTGAGATTAATGGATTTGCAGATTCCAATCAGTTCTTTAACCCGCTTCCTCCTGATTATCAGCCTCCGCCACCACCACCTCCTCAGCCTACGCCAGAAGAACAGTTAGCTCAGGTTCAAATGGCCGACATACAGGCCCGTACTGCTATCGACCAGGAAAAATTGCAGCTTGACGCAGCGAAAGCACAAATGCTTAACGAGCGTGAAACAACGAGAATCGCTGGCGATTTAGCATTGCGAGAAAAGAAATTTGAAGACGAAGTTAACTTGGAGGTTTTAAGGGCAGCTATAAAAGACGAGGCTGGCGATGTCTGAGCTGTCAGCAGAACAAAAAGGACGAAGAGCCAAAGAAATTCTAGAAGATGAAATTTTTGTAGAAGTTCTTGAAAAAGTAAGACATAATATTATTGCACAATGGACACTTACAGACGTAAATGATGTAGGTGTTCGAGAAAGTTTATATATGCAAGGCAGGGGCCTTGATGAGATTGTGCGAGGACTCCGCACCCTGGTAGCCGATTGGGCAGTGGAGCAGTCTCGCAAAGTTTCAAAATCCAATAAAGGAAGAAAATCGTGAGCGAAGCTACAGTCACCAACCCAGCAGGGACGGAAGTCTCTCAAGGGAGTGAACGCAGACGCACGAATAGTGAGATTCAGGACAGTCTCACTCAAATGCTTAGGGCAGACTACGCAGAACCTCAAGAAGAGGAACAGCACTCTGAACCTGAGTTAGACAACGTCGAAGAAGATGTTGTCGAGTCTGAATTGTATGATGATTCAGATGAAGTGGATGGGATGGACGAAGAGGCCGATAGTGAACAATCTGACAGTGATACTGCATCCTACCGTGTCATAGTAGACGGCAAAGAGATGCAAGTCCCGCTTGACGAACTCATATCGGGATATCAACGGGGATCGTCATTCACACAGAAGAGTCAAGCATTAGCCGACGAACGCAGAGCGTTTGAAGATCATGCTATGGCTGTTCAGCAAGAGCGTGAATCTTATAGTCACGTTCTTGCACAACTTCAACAACAAATGGAAGCTGCACAGCAACCGAACGTTGATTGGGACCGCTTGGAAAGGGAGAACCCCGTTCAATGGCTAAAGCTCAAAGAACTTGAGCGAGATCGGCAAGCACAGATCCATGCAGTGCAACAAGAACAATTTAGGATGCAGCAACTCTTGCAAGAACAACACGAGCAAGAATTGGGTCAAAAATTAAATACTGAACGCACTTTGTTGTTGGAGAAAATCCCTGAGTGGTCCGATAATGATACTCAAGCTAATGAGCAAGCAGCGTTGGTAGAGTTTGGTACTTCTATAGGATTTACAAAAGAAGAGCTAAACACAATCTATGATCATAGAGCACTACTCGTGCTTCGTGATGCATGGAGATACAACAAAGTTGCAAACGGCGAAAAGATTCAATCGGTCAAATCGAAAATCAAAAACGCAAAACCTGGCGGCAAACAAGTGAGCCGACAGATGCGTGGTCGTAAGGCAAAAGCCCAAAGAGCAAAGCTGAAACAAACTGGAAAGGTTGAGGATGCTGCGTCTTTGTTGGGTGCAATACTTACGCAATAACTTTAGGAAACTTTTACTATGGCAGTCGTAACGAACACCTTTTTGACGTATGACGCAAAAGGGTTACGGGAGGACTTGTCGGATCTGATTTCCGATATTAGTCCTACGCAGACTCCGTTCCAGAGCAACATTGGGACGCGAGATGCAGAAGCAACATATTTTGAGTGGCAGACAGATGCACTTGCCGCCGCTTCAGCAACACCCGTTGTTGAAGGTGAGGATCTGAGCAGCTTTACCGCAGTTACCCCGACTGCTCGCATGGGGAACTACTGCCAGATCAACATGGTCGATTTCATCATTTCAGGAACGGAGCAGACCGTCCTGAAGGCTGGTCGGGCATCTGAAGTTGGTTATCAGGCAGCTAAAGCAGCTAAGGAACTAAAGCGTAATGTTGAAGTTGCTTGCTTGCTAAACGGTGTTGGTGCCGTTGCTGGTGCCACGGGAACCGCTCGCGTAACCGCTGGGTTCCCTGGCTGGATTAAAACCAACGAAACTTCTACCAACGTAACCAAGCCTTCCTACACGGGTTCAACCCCAACAGGTGCGGCTCAGGTGTGGAAGTCTTTCGGTACGCCTACTGCGTTTACCGAAGCTATGCTTAAAACCACGATGCAGGAGTGCTTTAACAGCGGTGGTGAGCCGTCGATGCTGATGGTTTCTCCGTTTAACAAGACACAGGTAAGTGGTTTCAGCGGGATTGCCTCTAGCCGTTACAACGTAGACGGTGCAGAGCCTTCCGTGATTATCGGAGCAGCTGACATTTATGTTAGCGACTTTGGTAATTTGAGCGTTGTTCCAAATCGGTTCTTTACTACGGTAGAGGATGCTGGTGCTGGTTCGCTGCACAACGATTGGGCGTTGTTGATTGACCCTGATGAGGTCAAACTGGCTACGCTCCGTCCGTACAGCATTGAGGCTCTCGCCAAGACGGGAGATGCTGATAAGCGTATGGCGTTAATCGAGTGGGGGCTTCAGGTCAGCAACGAAGCTGCTCACGGTATTGTTGCTGGTATTACCGCAGCATAAACCAATTAAAAACCTGGAGGGGTGGGGGCTTCGGCCCTCGCCCCGATAGGCAGGAACCAATGAAAAAAATACTTGATTACGACCCAATAACTAAAACGACTCAGTGGTTTCATTATGACGAGTCTACAAACCAGTATGGTTTAGAGACTGAGCAGGATGTTACCCATATTGTTCAAGCGAACAAACGTCAGTTTAATCAAGTAGATGAACGTGCAAGTTGGAAAGGCGACCAGCATCATGTCGCTTCAATACCAATGAGTGTTTATCACCAATTAGCAAAAATTTCCAACAATTTTAAGGATCAAAAAGTAATTAAGAAGTGGCTAAACGATCCTGACAACAAGGTGTTTAGAACACGACCTGGGAAAGTCTGATGGCAATTTCGACATATGCAGAGTTGCAGACCGCAACGGCAAATTGGCTAGACAGAACAGACCTTTCGTCACGAATCCCTGAGTTTATTGACCTAGCGGAAGCGACATTTAACAGAACGATCCGCAACCACAGAATGATTACGAAAAATGATTCGTATTCATTAGGTGCTCGTTACGTCAACCTGCCTACTGACACGCTTGAGATCATTAGGATTGTATTAGATACAAGCCCTGTCATTACGCTAGAATATTTAACGCCAGAAGAAATAGCAGAACGGCGTATGGGCCTGTCTAGTACAGGCAAACCAATATACTTCACGGTTGTCGGTGGTAGCACAAATCAGATAGAGCTTCTGCGTTCACCAGACGAAACGTACACATCGTCGATTGTCTATTACACCAAAATCCCTGCACTTAGCGATTCTGCTACAACGAATTGGCTGCTAACTAACCATCCAGATATATACTTGTTTGGCACATTAGTAGAGGCAGAGCCATATTTAAAAAACGATGAGCGTATGCCTATGTGGAGTGCTAGGTTGAGTAAGGCGTTAGAAGAATTGAAACTTCAAAGTGAAAGAGAGATGCACACAGGGTCGTCTTTACGGATGCGATCAAGGGTACTTGGATAACACATGGCGACTAGAACTACAAACCTGAATCTCTATAAGCCTACCGTTGGCGGCGATACCGACAACTGGGGTGGATTTCTTAACAACAACGCTGCGTACATTGACGCATTGTTCGCAAAAAGCAGTGCTGCCGTAACGCTCCATGTAAACAATCAACAAATAGACGGAACGTCGAGTTATCTGTTTGATAGCGTCAAAATGGGCGATGACCGCCAGCTTCAATTTGGTGCCGCACCCGATTATTGGCTGATATACGACAGTAGCAACACGCAGTTTGAGCTGAACTCTACAAATGTAGATGGAAGCGGAACTGACGGTGTTGTGTTTAGCGTTAGTGACGGGACAGA